AAGTCTGTATCTGCTTCGTCAAATAATGCTTCGTTTCCTACTTGTGAAGTATATCTACTTCTCATTGCAAAGATAAGTCCAGTAGGACCAGTCATAGGTTGTACACCTGCGATATCGTATGCGATAAGATTTGGCATTGCTCTTCTAACTAAAGAAATTAGGATTGGATCCCAATTTGCAACTGAAGAACCAGTAGCATTTGTAGGCGCTGCTTCGTTTAAGAAACCAGCGTCTTCTTTCATAGCTCTTTCTTGGTTTTCCAAGATAGTAGCTGTAACGGCTCGTCTGTAAGAATCCGTAACTTTTGGTAAGTCAGGGTGTTCTAATACAGGCTGCCATTTTTTTTCGTATTGTTCTGATAAATACATTTTTATTTCCCTCTATTTATTTGACAACTTAATGTCTTTTGTTTTACTTATAGCGGCACTATAAGCAGCCATTGCATTAGTTAAATCCTCGGGTTGAGAATTTGACTCCGCCGCAACATCATCTATTCCACTAGCAGACTCTTTCTTTCCAAAGTAACTTTCTTTAATAGTTGATACTTTAGATTTAAAATCTTCTTCGTTTGAATATTCAATTTCTTCAGCAAGTTTGTTAAATTTCTCTTTTTGAGTTTCAGCAAGATTAGAAGCCGCAACATCAATGATGTCTTGTCTTTTTAGATCGCCGTTACTTTTTGATAATTCAACATTCTTTTCAATTGATTCGTTAAGTTTTTTGTTTAACTCCTCAATTTTTGAAGATTGATCTTCTAGTACATTATATTTTTCGTCTGGAACATCAATGTAATGGTCTTCAAATAATTTTTTTAGACCACTAATAAAGTCCTCAGCGATTTCACCTTTGATTCCTCGTTCTAAAGCAAGTTCGTTTTCTTTCATCCATTCTTCCACTACATATGCAAGGTAAGAATCAACTTTTTCAACTAACTCATCTTTAGACTTTGAAGTTTCTTCGGTTAATTTCTTGTCGTAATCTGCTTGTATTTCTTCTCCGATTTCTTTTACTTTAGATTTAATCGCAGCCTCAAATACAGTTGCAGCTTTTGTTTTAAATTCTTCTGATAATGAATCTTCTCCAGCGACAAGAGCGTCAACGTGTTCTTTAACGTCAATCTCTTTTTCTTTACTTTCTTTTACCTTCTCGTCTTCTTTTTTATCTTCTTCCTTAACTTCAGATTTTTTATCATCTTCTTTTTCAGCAGACTCTTTTTTGTCTTCTTTAGAGTCATCTTTTTTGTCAAGGTATTTTTTTAGACCAGCTGGCATTTCGCCTTCTTTGATTTCTTTATCTTCCGAGTCTTTGTCAGTTTCTTTAGCGCCTTCTTTTTTCAAAGTAGGCATTGGATCAGGTGCGCCCTCAGATTTTTGAGGTGCTTGTCCAGAAACTTCTTTAACTTTTTTCGTTGCGTCAGGATTGCTGTCTGTTGGTTTAACAACAGCTGCGCCTAAATCTTCAGCACTATTAGATAGTGGCGAAGTTTCAGCTGCTACAGCATTCTTCTTAGGAGCGTCTGGAGCCGTAGCTTCCATAACTTCTTGTATCGTATCCGCAACATTTTTATTGTCGGCCATTGAAATCTCCTCTTATTGTTTAAAACTAGTTTTAAATAGCTATTTAATGATATTTATAAAACTAGAGATTTTTAAGAAAGCTTTTAAAGACTTTTACCTTAGCTTCTGCTAAAGCACTAGACTTTGCCTTCTCAATTTCTCGTTTCCAAGCTTCTATGTTCTTTTCAACGAGTACTCCGTTGTTCCATACCCACTCTTTACTCTCCATTATACCTTCTACGAAAGCGTCTGGAGCGCTGGGGTCTGCAACTATGTCGGCAGCAGTTGCTAAATAAAAGTCATCTTTTACATAGTTAGCACCACCTCTTGTTTCTAACGAACCCATACCTCTACTAGATACACCCAATTGAGCGCCTTCGTCAATAAGACCTTTTACAATCTTACCGTAAGGTGTGTTCATTATTTTAGCTTCACCGACAAAATTAGTGCCCTCTGGAGCAAGTTTTGTAATCATATGACTAACTCTTTCCAGGTTTACTGTTGGTCCGTCAGGATGTCCTAACTCGCCAAATGCTCTTTTCTTGTTGATAAATTCTGCGTTATATCTTTTTACTTCCTTTTCAAGTATGTCTTTCCCATAGACTCGTCCATTTCTATTCTTTATATCGGATTGTAAGAAGATACCTCTAATTTTATAATTCTTTTTGCCACCAGTTTCTTCAACTAGGCATTCTGCATTTGTGATTTCTTCGGATATTAATTTCATATGTTCTCTCTTTGTACTTGTATATATTTATAAGATTTTTTATCTAAACTCTACTAAAATCGTGTAATTATCCCCTATTACAAAGTCCCTTGTAGAGAGTAAAACATCACCTGTTGGTGTGCCTGCGTTGTTTGATATAGAGTTTCCTGCTGTACGCAAGTCCCAATAACCTTGGCCTGATAACAATAATCCAGTTGCGTTTACATCACCATCCCATAACAATTCTACGCAAGCTTTCTTACTTATTGAGTTAACTGAAAACCATATTTTTGCAATTTTTCTATTTGCGTCTTCGGTCATAAAAGTAGTCGTTGAAGCGTCTATTTTTTTAACTAAAGATTCACCAGAACCGTCTGATATGTTAGTCATTTTTATAACATACTTAACACCTGAAGTGTCTGATAATACTTGTGTTGATACTGTATCTGCCATATTCTATTGTGCGTCAAAGAAAGTTTTTGACACTTCTCCTCGTTCTATTGTTGATGAAGCTGCATTTGTTGTTTTAATATAAGGAGTTACAATAAGTCCGTCTGATACTTGTGCGCCCCATACATAAATAAATCTATTACTTCCTGGTCCAGCTGTTACATTATCTGCATTATTATTTCCAAAAAGAAAATAATTAGTAACATCATTTATACTAGCTGGAAATGTTCTTGTACATTTATACCAACCATTCCCAACATCTGTTATTGTAGATGTATTTCCACTACTCGCTGTATCATTTTGTGATCCTATTGTTCCGTTTGTTAAATTAAACCACGCTGCTGTTGCTCCAGAAGATACATTTGTAATTCTTATATTATCATTATCTCCAGCTTTTGCATAGATACTAACTGTATAAGGTTGTCCAGTAGTTGCTGTTGCTGGTTTCACAGCAAAATAACTACCTGATGTATCTGTTGATATAAATTTATCGGCAGTTGTTGTGCCATCTGGAGCAGTTGTTGAATCTGCTGTCATAGTACCTCCTATTTTAGTCCAATAAGAATTTTCAAACTGTTCCGAATACTCAAACAAATTAATTTGACCTTTTTTTCTTGTTCTTAAATATGTTTTTGTAACTGCATTAGTTCCTGGTCTTGTATGTGTTCTTATACCACCAGACACAGTTGAGTTTGCGCCTGCAGCCGAATCAGTATATGAATTAGCCGCTGTAGCAGCATTTTCATATTGCCATACACCGTTTGATCCTGATACATCTACCCACGCCATATTATTCCTCTATTTGTTCTTTTAGTTCGTCATCAAAGTATTCTTCAATGTCGTCTTTGTTAACATTATGAAATTTTGAAACTTTTTCTATTGCATTTTCAAAATTAAATATTAAATTGCCTTCACTCTTAACTAACTTCATAACATCATTAATCGCCTCTTTTAAAACTGGCGTTAAGTTGTTATATGAATCGCTATTAAACGCCTGTTGTGTCTGTATTAACTGGCTGACTTTCTGCATTTGATACCTCTGGTGTTTCTGGTTGTGCTTCTGCTCCTGTAGGTTCAACTTGTCCATCTTGTGTAAAAGTACCTGTACCTGCGACCTCTGGTTTTGGATCACTATGAGGTTGTGCCTGGAACATATTTCCAGCAACATCTTGTCTTTTAACATCTAGTTGATCGCCAACTTTAGCTCTCAATGCGTCTTTAAAAGCATCTCCAGCACCGACCATATCATTTGCACTCATCTTGTCTATAAAGTTTTTTACTTCTTCACTCATTTTTTATCTCCTATAATAAATCATCATTGCCTGTTGTTTGTACTTCAGGTGATGATATGATACCGTCATCAATTTCTTTTTTGATTTCAGCATCCATTTTTTTGATTTCTGATTCTGTTTGTTTTAATATATTTCTTCTAACATAGTTAACAGAAAAATATTTACCAACGTAATCTCTAACTTCTCTTGCCAAGCCTAATCTTTCTCTCATCATTTCAGTATTCTTTAATTCTGCAAAGTGACCGTCTTGTAAAAAGTCGTAG